AATTACGGAACAAGTATTTTCACTGGTGACATGGTAGCCCAAGTTACTGGTGGAGGTGTAGAAATCCATGCAGATGGAGGAACTGTTCCTATAGTTGGCGTATTTAACGGGTGTCAATACACTGATCCTACAACTAAGGAAACTGTATTTAGCCCATTTTACCCAGCAAGCACAAATGCTTCTGACATAATTGCTTTTGTCATTGACGACCCAATGGTTGTCTTTGAAATTCAAGCAAATGCAGCTTTTCCTGTTGCAGACTTGTTCGGAAACTTTGATGTAGTGTATACTTCTGCAGGAAGTACCACCACAGGTTTAGCTGGTTCAGAATTAAATGTAGCTGATGGGGCAACAACCGCTGGTTTACCCTTAAAAGCTATTGATATTTCTGAGGATCCAGAAAATTCAGACGTATCATCTGCAAATACAAATGTATATGTAGTGATACAAAACCACATATTCGGCGCTAAAGCTGCCGGATTAGCATAAGGGGATTAGATAATGGCTATTTCTAGATCACAACTCGCAAAAGAGTTAGAGCCAGGACTTAATGCTCTTTTTGGTATGGAGTATGAGCGTTACGATGATGAACACGCTGAGATATATGACACAGAAACTTCAGATCGTGCATTTGAAGAAGAAGTCATGTTAGTGGGTTTTGGTAACGCACCAACAAAAAGTGAAGGTTCTGGTGTGCAGTTCGACACAGCAAACGAAGCATATACTGCTCGTTATACGCATGAAACAATTGCACTAGCGTTTGCATTAACTGAAGAAGCAATAGAGGATAATCTCTATGATCGTTTAGGCGCTCGTTATACAAGAGCGTTAGCACGTTCAATGTCACACACAAAGCAGGTAAAAGCTGCTTCTACATTAAACAATGCGTTTAATTCAAGCTTTACTGGTGGTGATGGCAAAGAGCTATGTGCTACAGATCATCCTTTAGCAATGGGTGGTACGTTTTCAAACGAACCATCAACTGCAGCTGATCTTAATGAAACTTCATTAGAGAATGCATTGATCGATATTTCAAATTTCGTTGATGAAAGAAATATGATTGTTGCGTTACGTGGAATGAAACTAATTATTCCACCAGCACTACAGTTTATTGCTGATAGATTAATGTCATCTACTCTACGTACAGGCACATCAGACAATGATGTAAATGCTATACGTAACATGGGTATGTTGCCAGATGGTGTAGTAGTCAATCACTTTTTAACCGATACAGATGCGTTTTTTATTAAAACAGACGCTCCAAATGGTTTTAAAATGTTTGAAAGATCACCATTAGCAACTTCTATGGAAGCTGACTTTGATACAGGGAACATGAGATTTAAAGCAAGAGAAAGATATTCTTTTGGTTTCTCTGATCCAAGATGTGTGTTCGGTTCACCCGGAGCATAAAAAATAAAAGGGGTGACTTGCGAGTTGCCCCTTATTACTATAAAATATAAATACCTTGACAGTTACATCGTGTAACTGACATTAGCCAAGACAAGGAGATTTAAATGGCAAATTCTACTTTTTCAGGTCCCGTCAGATCTCAAGATGGATTTGATTCTATTAAAAAAGATTCAAATGGGGCAGTAACTAGCACAATGGCAATGGAAACTTACGTTGCAACAATAACTGTAGCTGATGGAGCAACTTCTGGTAAAGAGTCTTCAATTGGCATACCATCTAATTTTATCCCAATGGGTGTGACAGTAGCTGTTACTGGTGCTGCAAGTAACTCTGTAAATTTAGTTGATATTGGCACAGATGCTGATACAGATGGCTTTGTTGATGGAATATCAGCAGCTGTAAATTCTACAGGCTTCAAAGGGTTTTTCCCGTGTAATGGTGTTTTAGGAATGTCTGGAGGAACTACAACTGCTGCAACAGAAACAGCAGATGAAGTTGAGATTGTTCTTTCAGGTGATCCAGGAGCAGATACAACAGTTGTCTTAAAGTTTTTTGGTTTATCAAGCTCCTCTGATGCATCATAGCAGGAGGAAAATATGGCACACTCAGATGTAAAAGCCTTTAATTTTGATCAAGGAGATTCTGCTGCTGTGGTTGGACCTTCAAGATCAAGAATAAGGCAGGTTGTTATATTTGCTGCAGCTACAGGAGCTTTGACCATTAAGAATGGTACTAGTAGTGGAGACAGTTTGCTTGTTCAAAGCTTTCCAACAGGTTTACATACATTAAACATACCTGATAATGGAATATTAGCTGAGGATGGAGCATTTGTATCTGCATTTTCTGGTAGCGGTAATAAACTAACGATCTTTCTATCCTAATGGCTAGAAAGAGAGATAAACAGCCACCTAAAACTAAGAAATACTTTCGCCCTACTAAAAAGGGCGCAGGTATGACTAAGGCAGGTGTTGCAAAATACAGAAGAGACAATCCTGGTTCAAAACTTAAAACTGCAGTAACTGGTAAAGTTAAAAAAGGAAGTAAGGACGCTAAAAGGAGAAAATCATTTTGCGCCAGATCAGCTGGACAAATGAAGAAGTTTCCAAAAGCAGCTAAAGATCCTAACAGTCGTTTAAGACAAGCAAGAAGAAGGTGGAAATGTCGATAAAAAAAGAAATATTTGTTGGTGTTGTTACAACCTTTTCTTTTGGTGTGTTTGCTTGGATGGCATCCACTTTAATATCTGTTGATAAAAGAACAGAAGTTATGGCTGTACAAGTTAATGCTAATTATGAAATGATTAAACCTCTATGGGAAGATTTTATTAAAAGGAGATCAGAATATGGTTATGAAAAAACAAAACACTAAAGGTGGTACAATGAAAAATGGTATCATGGACACCACAAAAGCTGTGCCTATCAATATGAAAATGAAAGGTGGCAAGATTACTATGATGACCAAGGGTGGTAGTGTTAAAAAAATTAACATGATGACCAAAGGTGGAAGTGTTAAAAAATACAAGTAATCTATGGCCTATCTACAAAGTAATATTCCTTACTTTAAATGTTGGGTAAGAAGAGAGTACACTCATAACCATGAAAAGTATCATGGTGAGTTTTTACACGCTATGGCTATAGCTGTAACGACCATGCCATGCCGATGTTTAAGTTTTCAAGTAATATTTACTGGTTTTGAATCAGATGAGGATTCTAACGTACATGGTGGTGCTATGTGGGCTAGAATGCCTATTACTGGATTAGTTGGTGACTTTGATTTTGAAGGATGGCCTGAACCT